AGGTGCTTTTTCTTTTGCATCTTCTGAATCAACAGAAGAAACTGAAGAAATGACCGTTGCTACTAAAAATCAAGAAAAAGAAATTGAAAAACTTAACGCTGAATATGATGAAGCTACTAAAAAATAGGGCAAAAATTCATATCAAGCCGTAGAATTAAAATCCAAAATTGATGATTTAACGGATAGTTATAATAGCAGCAAACAAACTTTGAGTGAATTTGTTTCCAACTTGCAAAGCACTCATGATTCGTACACAAGTGCTATGTCAACCCATTCGGATAACATTTTAAAGTTAGAGAGCGAGGAAGTTAGGCTCTCAATCCAAGATTTCAGCTGAGGATCAAGCTGAAATGCAGAATATTATTGATATTCTTAATGCTAAGATGCCGTCATTAGGTCTTACCTACAAGACTGTGTCCTCTAACATCAAGGGCTCTGTTAAGGAAATCAATCAAGCTATCCAAGAGAACATAACTACAAGTAAATACGAAGAATACACTAACGCTCTACAAACTGCGCAAGAAAATCAGCAAGGTCTAAAAACTGCAATGGAATCTGCCAATGCAGAATTTGAAAATGCTGAAAATAAAATGGATGGATATCAGAGCCTGTTAAATAACTCAGTTAGCAATTGGGAAAATATGTCATGGCTCGATCCAAACAAGTATCTGCTGTGGGGCGGTGATAACGCTTCTGGTATACAATCGACAATTGATGGATATCAAGACACATATGATACGCTGAAAGAAAAGAACGATCAAGCAACAAAAGATTATGAAGATAATGAAGCTGCTATAAAGAAATACACAAAAGAAATTCAGAAACTAAACGCTCAAGACTTGGGCATTAATTTAGATACAAATGACGAAACGCAAAAACAAATCAATTCTGCTGCACTTGAAATCAAAACAGATTTAGAAAGTCTTGGCAAAGCATACGAAAATGCTTATGAAACTGCATCAGATTCTTTTAATAGTCAGTATAAGTTGTGGGATAAAGTAGCAACTGTTTCTACAACATCAGTTTCTACAACAACGTCAAATATACAATCACAAATTGATTATTGGAAGTCATATAACGATAACCTTTCCAGCCTTGAAGGTATGACAGGACAGGTTAAAGGACTTAGTGATGTTTTAAAGCAGTTGGATGACGGTTCAGAAAAAAGTGCATCTATTCTTGCCGGTATGGCTGAGTCTGCTAAGTCTGGAAATACATCTGCATTACAAACTTTAGTTGATAAATATAGCGAACTGGACGATAACAGAAAGAGTGCTGCTAAAACCACAGCAGAAGTAGAAACAGATTATGAGAAATCGTTTAAATCTATAAAAAAGACCGCAGAAGATTCGTTGGATTTATCAACAGAAGCAGGTGAATCAGCTAAAAAAGTAATTGATGCATATGTTGATGAAATAGCTTCTGAAACTTCAAAAAATAAAATTTCAGCTGCATTTACCACGGCTATGACTGGGGCTTCTTCTATCTTAACCTATAACGGGTCAGATGATGGCGTTGCAAAGCACGCAAAAGGTACCGACTATGCAGAAAATATCTTCATAGCAGGTGAAGAAGGTCCAGAGCTTATTGTAGGTCAAAAGGGTGCTAAAGTATTCACTGCATCTGAAACGCAAAAAATACTGAGCGGAAATGCTGATGGCAACACTCAAGAAAGTTCAGATTACAATTATTCTTTTGATATTCCTGAATTGTACAGCCAGCTACTTGAAAATTTAAGCAATACTGCAAAAAGTCAGTCGTTAGAAAAAGCTGTTCAAGATTATAGTGATATCACTAACAACGACAACAGTTCAATAAGCTTTGCTCCGCAGATTACAGTGACTGTAACTGGTGGAAAAAGCAGTGATGTGGAACAGGGAGTTCAAAAGGCTGTCAATATGTCATTGCAACAATTCGAAAAGCTGATGAAACAGTACACTCGAAGTACAGAAAGAAAAAATTTCAAGGGGTAAGCTATGAAAACATATACTACAATCCAAGGTGACACCTGGGACACAATAGCTTTTAATATGTATGGGGATGTTGGACAAGTCGGTCTGCTTATGCAGGCTAACTTGTCACTTCTTGATTATTTTGAATTTCCTGCCGGAATTGTAGTTAATGTCCCTGATGTTTCTGAAACAGACGACTACGATGAGGACTATCCAGATTGGAGAAGTGATGAAGATGAGTTCTAAAGTCAGAAACACTAAAATTGAGGTTAAGTATAAGAATTCAAGAACTAAAAAAACATATTCTCTGTCAAGCGAAGTTTCAAGTTTCAGGTATATAGATTGTGCAACCGGTGAGGGTGATACCGTTGAAATCACATTCGATAACAAGAATAAGCAATTCTTAGGCAAATATTATCCCGGCAAAAAGGATATGATGAAATGCAAGATTGATCAAAATAATTACAGCGGAAGTAAAAGTAAAAAGGTGAATTGCGAGAGCTTTCACGTTGACACTTTATCCTTTGACGGATTGACAAAATGTACAATTGGTGGAATATCAGTACCAAGGAACTCAACATTTGCAAAAACAACACGAAGTAAGACTTGGAAAAAAGTCACGTTAGAAGCAATAGCAAAACAAATTGCAAAACGTGCAGGTGTTAAGTTGTACTACTCAGCTAAAAAAATATCAATCAAAAAAATTGAACAGAGCGATGAAACAGATTGTAGCTTTTTGTATTCTCTATGCCAAACGTATGGAGTGGCTATGAAAATATATTCTAATCGACTTATCATTTTTGATGAAGCAGATTATGAAAAGAAAAAATCTATAGCTACTTTCAAACCAACGACAATTGTTGAAGATAGTCTTGATGCAGAGATTGAACTAATTAGAACCTATACAGGTTATAAGTTCACTATCGAAACAAAGCAAAGCACAACAACAAGCAAGAAGAAAAAGACTGTAAAAACAACTTATTGGGAAAAATTCATAACCTCACCGCTTATTTATACGAACATTGGCACTTGTGATGACAAGACGGAAGGCACTTTGAAAGGACGAGCAAAGGTCAACGAGGCTAACAAGAACATGCAGTTGGTTACTTTTGAGGTGATGGGCAATCCAAGACTGATAGCAACGGCTTGCATAAGGCTTAAAAATTTCGGCAAACTGAACGGAAAATACTACATCAATAAAGTTACTCATAATTATGATTGCGATTCCGGTTATACTTGCACGATAGAAGCTCGCAAAATTCAACAAAGGCTCAAGGGGAAGAAATAAAATGTTTAAAATTGGGATTGTAACAGCAATAAACAATGACAACGGAAATGTAGCTGTTACTTTTTTAGGAGCAGATGATAACACAACAGATTTTATTCCAAGACTATCAAACTGTGGTGAGCTGTCGATAAATGATAGTGTAGCCGTTGCGTTTAGCGAGAACAACAGAGATATTGTTGTTATTGGAAAATTGGAAGGTGAAAAATAATGAGCTTTTACAAAGCGAGTACAGATAAAGGTAGAATAGGCGGAGTTGGAAATTTTGGCAAAAAAATTATTTTTACCGTTACAGACAGCAAAATATTAACTTTTTCCGATTTGCAAGAGAACATAAGCGCTCGATGGTCGGAAAGAAATATTCAGAAAAAGAAACCTCGCTCTGAATTCCTTGGAGCCAATCTAAGAACTGTGACGTTGACTATTGTTCTTGATGCCTCGCTTGGTGTTAAACCTATGGCAATGAGAAACAAGCTGATTAAAATTTGCGAAAAAGGTCAGGTTGAATATTTGGTTGTTGGTTCAAAAAGACTAAGTTCTCATAAATTCAAAATAGAGAGCATTTCTAACGCATGGGACTATATCATCAAAAAAGGAAAAGTAGTTCAAATGACTATGGATGTTACTTTTTCAGAATACATTAAATGAGGTGGTTGAATGTTTGATTTGACTTACAATCTATACGGAGAGGATATTGATCAACAGCTTGCTGTTAGATTATCTGCATTACTTTCAACACCAAAGGGAACTATGCCGGGTGACAGAAACTATGGTATAGATTATTCATTTATGGATCTTCCTCTCGAGGCGGCCGAAAACACCTTTGCGGTTGAGGCTATGAACGCAGTTGATGAATATATCAATGATGTTTCAATTGATAGCGTTGATTTTGATATCATCAATGACAAAATAGTCGCTAACATAAATTTAGTTGAAAATGATGAAGAAACTGACGAAGATGAGGAAGATATAGAAGATTACGAGGAGGTGGAAGATGATGAATATTAACGATTTACCTGACGTTAGTTTTATTGATAATTTAACCTTTGATGACCTCGTCAGTCAGATGGTTCAGTCCTTTACTGACAAATATGAGGAACTGACCGGTAATCAAATTGCATTAGCACCAGCTGACGTTAATAGGATGTTGTTGCAAGCGTGTGCAACGCAGATTTATCAGGCCATGCAATATGTGGATAGAGCAGGTAAGCTCAATCTTTTAAAGTACAGCTACGGAGAATATCTTGACAACATTGCTGCTCTGAAAGGTGTAGAAAGAAAAGAGGCTACTGCTTCTACGGTTACTATTAGATTTACGTTATCAGAAATCAGAAATACAAATACAACCATTCCGTCAGGAACTAAAGTCAGCACAGGCAATTATGATATTTACTGGGAATTAAAAAACGAAGTGGTGATTCCAGCCGGGAATAGTTATATTGATTGCGAACTGATTTGCACAGAAGAAGGCTCAAGCTCAAACGGTTACACAATTGGTACTGTTACAGAATTAGTTGACACAGTCCCATATGTTGAAAGCGTTACTAACGTATCTATAAGCGCTGGCGGTACTGATGATGAAGATGACGAAACGCTTGCCGAAAGAGTGTATCTTGCGCCGGCCTCATACTCTGTCGCAGGTTCAGAAGCTGCTTACATATATCACGTTAAAAACAGTAATTCTGCAATTACTGATGTGAAAATTAGAACTAATAATGACGTAGCTCCCGGTGTTATCTATATTTTATTTTTGATAGATGGACGAATTCCAACAGATGAAGAAAACCAAACTGTATTAGATTATTTAAACGAAAGCGGAGTAAAGGTGCTTACTGACAAGATTGTAGTAATGTCACCGATTAAATATGAATTCTCTGTGAACTTAAAATACTATATCAGCAAAAATAATGCTGCTAAGGAATCTGAAATTAAAACTTCTATAGAAAACGCTGTTGACGAATTCATAGAGGAATCAACATCCAAAATTGGACAATCTATATATCCATCAGCTTTATATCAAAAAGTAATGAATGCAGGTGCAGCAGATGTTGAAATTTTATATCCAGATAAAAATTTAACTCCGGATGATGTTATGATTGCTACCCTTAAAGACAAAGTCATAGAATATGGGGGTCTGATTTAATGCAATTTTTAAAAAATTCGCAGATTTACAATTTACTGCCGGCGAGTTATCAAACGATAACAACTCAATGCCTCAGCTACGCTATAAATCAGGCAATTAGTCAATTAGTAGAATATGCATCAAAAATCGGAGTAACAAGTTCTATAGATGATTTGCCTGAAAGCATTTTAGATTTATTGGCTATCGAATTGAATTTATCATATTATAGTCAGAATTTTGATGTAATTGAAAAGCGAAATATTATTAAATCAGCACTAACTGATTATATGAAGGCAGGTTCAACAGTAGCTATTGAGGAAATGTTGGCTAAGATGTTCGGTGCTGCTAAAATTTCAGAATGGTATGAATACGGTGGAGAACCGTTCCATTTTAGAGTTTATGTCAGTGGTATGGACGTGAATTCTGAAAATGTGGAAAGGCTCGAAAATTCCATAAACGGTGCAAAGAATGTTCGTTCTGTCTTAGATACAATACAGTTAAAATACTCTTTGAAAAATGATTTATTCCATTCAGAAAAAGTAAAAACATCTGTGACGGTTAAAGTTGAACCCTATGACACTATTGTTGTTTTATGTTCCGACAGCGGTACAGTTATTGACGGTGGTAGTATTGTAGATCCTGCAAACACAATCATAAATGCAGGGACAATTTAGGAGGTTATATAATGGCAAAATATCTGAATGCAATAATGACCAATGCCGGCTATGAGCTTTTGTTTAAGTCGATAAAAAGTGAAAGTAAAATAGTTTTTACACACATGGCCGCCGGTAGTGGAATTAATTTTGAAAGAACTATAGGAAAAACGATAAGTAGTTGCAGAAAATTAACTGCTTTGTGTGATGAGCAACAAAGAGCTGAGTTGTCTGTAATAGATGACAGCGGTAATCAGATATACCTTGAAGCTAAACTGAGTAGTAAGGATATAGCCAACGATACTATACAGGCAGAAGGTTATGACATTACTGAAATTGGTATTTTCGCAAAAGACGGTAGCGACAGTTCAGCTGAGGAAGTGTTGTATGCGGTGATTATTCCTGATTTTGAATATGATAACAAAGTCAAAGATTATATTTCAAAATCAGATTATATGCCACCATACACGGAAGGAAATTCTGACTATGAGTACACCATAGGTGTTACTTTAATGATAAATGATGCATAAGGAGGTAAAAAATGGAAGTGCTTAACGGCAGAATTATTCTGCGACACGGCTCTGAAGCTGATTTTAAATCAGCAGAAACAAATAGCTATGAAGTAGCGGAACTTTTGTTTCTGGATGATATTGGTGCATTGGTTATTAAAAAATCAAACGGTGATATTGTTAAATTGAATCCGTCTGATTTTGATAATTATAGCACTAAAACGGAAGTCAAAGATTTATTAGAATCGTTGAAAAATGAAGTTGCCGATTCAGAATACATCAATGACTTTGAGTATGATCCAGAAAAGGGAGAACTGCAATTTTATAGTGGAGATAATGCAGTCGGTGAGCCTGTTGTTATTTCTACAAAAAGTGAAGGATTGGCATTTTCAAGTGGCTATCAAGATGATGAAGGTTATATTCATCTGATTGATTCATCAGGCCAAGACGTGGAAGGTTTTGAGCCTTTCAAAATTAGTGGAGGCGGAGGAGGTAGCGGTGTAACCGGTTCAGTTCTCACTTTCGCATTAACCGCAGGCTCTAACGTGGTCTTTGCCGATGATGCAGAAACTATGAACTTGCCATATCTTTTCACTTCTGTTGATACTACGACACAATCAGAAACCGGGGGCGGTACTTTACAAGTTTATGTGGCAGGCGTTCTTAAGAAAACACTCTCAATCACCCAGGGCAATAATGTTATTGATGTTGCAGATATAACAACATCAGGTTCAAACACTGTTAAACTTGTAATTACTGACAGCTACGGTGTTACAGCAACAAGAACCTGTACAGTAAAACGTGAAACAGTGTCTCTTACTTGGGATTTAAGTTCTACTGTAAAGAATAGTGGTGACTTGATTGTAAATTTGACACCAGTGGGAACTGGAAGCAAAACGGTCTATATCTACATAGACAATGAGCTGTATTCAAATGATGTTGTAACCACATCAGGCAGACGTTTTTCAAAGACAATTAAATCTTTGACACACGGTGGTCATACAATTACTGCTTATTGTAGTTTAGACGTAGGTGGTACTTCAATTTTAAGTGGAACTTTGGTAGCCGGTATAGCTCAAGTTGATGCTGATAGCGAAGTTCCTGTTATTGCTGTTGCACTTAACTCCGCTGATGCAACGCAGTACACAGCACTTACAATTCCTTACCGAGTTGTTGACAATACTGTTGACCCGACTAATATCAGTCTCGTGGTCAACGATAAAGTGGTAAGCAAACTATCAGTTGACCAGACTGAGCATATTTGGTCATACAGACCTACAGTGGCAGGACCATTGAAAATAGGCATTGCTTGCGGAGAAACAACGTGGTCAACTACTATCGAGGTTGAAGCGTTAGATATTGAAGCAACCGAGATTACTGATAATCTTGATTATAAATTTGATGCGGCCGTTTTGAGCAGCTTGGATGATTTAATTGAGAACGGCGAGATGACATTATCTGACGGCTTTGACCAATTCAATGGTGGACTGCAGATGGATGAGGACGGCTATCAATGCTTTAAGGTAATGAAAGGTGATAGAGCTGTGCTCAACTTTCAGCCTTTTATTAGTGATGCGAGAAAAAGTGGTAAAGAAATCAAAGTTATTTATAAAGTAGATAACTGTTCTGATTTCAACGCAACAGCTATTAGCTGTATGAAATCAGGAATAGGTCTTGAAATTCAGGCTAATCAGGTATCAATAAGTTCCAACGAATCGAGTTTGATTATGCCTTCTTGTGAAAAAATAAAAATCGAACTTGATACCAATATTCAATCAGATAGTGAAAATCTGCTAATGCACTTCTGGGAAAATGGAACAAAAGCAAAGATGAAACAATATGGTTCAAGTGCCGACTTCGTTCACACGAACACAGAGGATAGTCCTGCTTCAGGAATAACAATCGGTTCAGATGATTGTAACGTATCTGTTTATTTAATCCGCTGCTATTCGTCAGGATTGTCAAATAATGAAATTAGTGCTAACTACATATTTGATGCACCTGATGCCTCTCAAATTGTATCACGTTATAATTCTGCACAGATTTATGACGAAACCACCGGCAATGTTGACCCTGATAAGGTTTATGAGATTTGTCCAAACCTTCACGTTCTTAATTTCTTTGGCACAAGAATGTCAACTGCTAAGAACGATACTGTTGTTGGCACTTTAACACACAAATACAAAGCTGGAGGTTCAGCACATGAATTCACAGCTAATAATGTTAAAGTTAAAGCGCAAGGCACAAGTTCTATGGGCTACGCAGAAGCTGCACTGAATCAAGATATTTCATTCACAGAAGGTGTGGTATTTGCAGATAGTTCAACAGCTGACGGCTATTCAATGACAGATAATTCTATTCCTGTTAATTATTTTAATATTAAGATGAATGTTGCTTCATCAGAACATTGCAACAATTTGATGAATGCTCTGAGGTACAACGAATTCAATCCATATGTGCGAATGGCAAAGAGTAAAGATCCTCGTGTTAGAGATACTGTTGAAGCTCATATGTGTGCTTTATTCTTTACAAACACTGGAAATGAAACTGTGGAAATCAATTCTATAACGGTTTCACCGGGAGAAACAATCCTGTATGGATTAGGTAACATGAATAATTCTAAAAAGAATTATGAAGTGTTTGGTCAAGATGATGAAGATGATATTTTCTGCATAGAGCAGTCTAACAACACTTCAAACAACAATCTTTTCAAGTCTGATGACTTGTCAGCTGAAACCTGGGATGGTAAGAACAGCTATGAGTTCAGATACATTTCAGATACAATTACAAAAGTGGAAGCCGCTGCATTATGGCAGAAAGCGTTGTCCTTTGTGGTTAGTTGTAATCCTAATACCGCTACAGGCAACAAACTATCAAAGGCAGTAGTTTATAATAGCGTTACATATACTAACGATACAGCGGATTACAGACGTGCTAAATTCGATGTTGAGGCTGGCAACTACTTTGTGATGGATAGTTTAATCTATCACTATTTGTTTACACTCGTTCATACTATGGTTGATAACCGTTCTAAAAATATGTTCTGGGGTTATTCAAAGCTTGAGGGTAAATTCCATTTGGCATTTGGTTACGACTTCGACACTTCCAGTGGCAACGACAACGAGGGCGGTCTGACTCTTAGATATGGATATATGGATACAGACACGATTGGAACTAAGAGTGTGTTCAACGCAGCGGATAGTATTCTTTGGCAACTTGTTCGTGAGGCCAAGGCTGATGATGTTAAGCAGATGTACTTAGCGCTCGAAGCTAAAGGTGCATGGGATTTAAAAGCCTATAATGAAGAATGTAAAACGATTCAGAACTATGCTTGCCCAGAACTATGGGTAGCAGATTTCGTTAAGAAATATGAAGCTCCTCTGACAAATAAAGGCAGTGATGCCTATATTGAAATGGGCTGTGGTAGAAAGCTACTGCAGAGAGAACAGTATATGACATTCCAACAGCCTTTCATTTCCTCATATTTTGTAGGTGCTTTCGTAACGTCTGATGCTGCACAGATTCGAGGATACACTCCAAGCAGTTGGAAAGGCATTGAGCCTAAATCAACAATCACTATCACTCCGTACTGCGATATGTTCGTAACAGTAAAAGCAGGTAGCGTGACACTACAAGAAAGAACTACCGCAGGTGTTCCGGTTACGTTCAATTTCGACAGCGTTGGCGGAATGAATGATACAGAAATCTATCCATACGCATCTTCTTACCTGCAGAGCTTAGGCGACTTAGCTTGCTTGTACCCTGGATATTTTGATGCCTCTCCACTCGAAAGAGTGAAAACTCTAAAAATAGGTGATAGCAATTCAGAATATCGCAACACTAACTTCACAGGATTGAGAGTAAGCAACTGTGAAGCGTTAGAGTATCTAAATGTTGAGAACTGTCCTTCCTATAATTCCTCGTTAGACCTTTCTGCTAATGTCGATTTGAAAGAGTTATACACAAGAGGAACAAACATCACAGGTGTTACGTTTGCAAAAGGCTGTAGATTAGAAACAGCAGAACTTAACGCTGTTGTTTCTCTTGTTATGAAATGTATGTATCACATCAATTCATTTAATCTTGCAAGCTATAGTGCAATTACTGACTTGACCATGGAGGATTGCCCAACATTAAATTCATTATCAATAGTAGAAAAAGCAACAAACCTATCTCGTATCAGGCTACTTGATGTAGATTGGAATTCTACCATTGAATTATTAGAAAGACTATCTAAAATCAATGGTATTGATGATGACGGATATAGCATAGAGGGTTCTGTTCTCACCGGTGATGTTCACGTTGATACGCTTTCAACT